CCATTTTTACTAATGACATAATGGTATAATCTTTTTCTAATTCTAATAATTTTTCCTTACTGATTTGTTCTTTATAGGTGATACCAATATTATTATTAGTTAGTAATTCATTTAAATAATCAATATAATCTTTAGTACTTTTTGAGATGAATTCTTCTGTAAATTTGATATCTTTAATCTCAATATTGTAGTTATCATCTCTAGTTATTTCGATGGAAGATATTAATCTATTTATTAATTCTTTTTGTGTTTTTCTATTTAAACTATCAAATAAATAAGCAAAACTTAAATTGTTTTTAAAGATAAAATCTCCATTATCTTCTTCATAGTCTAACTTTTTTAGAAGTTCTACTGTGTATTCTTTAAAATCATTATCTGGATCAAGAGTAGTTTTCTTTTTAGTTAGTTTATCTATCTCTTTTTTAATAGCATCATTTTTATGATTGATAGTTTCTACATCTAGGGTAGAACTTAAATATAAATCAACTAATCTTTTTTCTTGAACTTTTAGTTTTTCAATTGCTTTTTCTATTTCTTTTACTTCTTTACTTTTAGTAGAACTACAAGTAATTATTTCATTAGAATTATCATACATAAATCTAGTTAATTCATTTAAAATTCTTTTTAATTTATCTTCAATTTTATCTGAATTATAATGATAACCATAACCTTTGCAATTAGAATTTTTACATCTTAAATGATAATAAATTTTAGTTTCATTCTTATACTTTTTAAATGATTCACTAGCAGCAAGTATTTCATTACATAATGGACATTTTACTAATCCTGCAAATAAATGGATATGCTCTCCATAATTTGGATGTTTATTTTTTTCTAGATTTGCTCTTGTAGTATTCCAAGTATTTATATCAATAATTGGCTCGCAATAATCTTCAACTCTTAAAACATCCTGTGGTTTTCTTTTATACTTTCCATACTCAAATACACCAATATAAATAGAATTAGTAAGTATCTTATAAACTCTATCTGATTTCCATTTACCTTGTTTTAAATAAGCATTATTATCTTTCATAATAGTTGCAATATTTCTAGTTGAATATCTCTTTTTTACATAGTTCAAATATCTCTTTAACAACTTGTGCTTCAATAGGTTCTACTTCTAAATGACCTGTTTCTTTGTTTCTAGTATAGCCATAAGGTGCTTTACTTGGATGTATTTTTTCGAATGCCATTTCTTCCATAGCACGTTTAGTTCTTGCTCCAATTTCTTTTCTTTCACGTTGACCAAACACTAAATTCATTTCAAAAATCATTTCACCATTAGCAGTAGATACATCATAAGGTTCGAGCATTAGTTCTATTTTTACATCATGTTCTTCACAATAATTAAGTAGCCAAAAGCCATCATAATTATTACGAGTAAGTCTATCAACTTTAATTGCAACTAATTTATCAATCTTTTTAGATTTAATATCTTTTAATAATCTTTGCATTTCGGGTCTCATCAAATCTTTTCCAGAATGTCCAGCATCATTATAAACATCAACAATATCATATTCATTCTTTTCACAATATTCTTTAATCATTCTGAGTTGTGAATCAATAGAATAACCATTATCTCTTTGGTCGTCAGTAGATACTCTTTCATAAATACCACATCTCATAGTTTTCCTCCTTTCACTAAATTTTGAGAAATATTAAAATAGTTCTCATATGTTTCCTCACTCAAACGCAAAATATCAGACACTAAATTTAAAATTTTTAATATTTCTTATTAATTTTCTCAATTAGAGTGAGTTTTATGAAGTTAAATTTAATATATTTCTCATATGTTTCCTCACAAATAAGCAAAATGTATAGTCTAAAATTAAAACTTTTTTAAAAATTGTGTAATTTCTTTAATATTGTACTTTTGATTATGTTCTTTAATATAAAATGGCTTATTTGATATTTCATTAACTTTGTATTCAAGTATTGTAAGAGTAGTAGGATATGTAATTTGGTATTCAGTAGGTATTATTACTTGTAGATTGGTGTGCAATATAGTTTTTATTTGTCCTAATTTAACCTTGTATTTATAGTCTTTTAAGATGTCGGTTAAATCTTTATTAGTTTTTAGTTTTTCAATTACTTTAAATTCAAGCATGAAAAAAGTCCTCCTTTCTAGAAAGAGAACTTTTTAAGTTTTATATAAAATAAAAACTTACGAACAATTAAGTCTGTAAGTTGATTTCAAATGGAGCCAATAAGCAGAATCGAACTGCTGACCTACGGGTTACGAATCCGTTGCTCTACCAACTGAGCTATATTGGCATTTACTGGTTTTTGACTGATATATAAGACTTTTGACAACTTATAATTGCTTTAAAAGGTTGTCTATTTAGTCCATTTTGTCCAATTTTTCCAAGTAAAAAGTTGTCAAAAAGTTGTCAAATAATATAGTCAGATTATAATATATAATTATTAAAAAATCAAGAGATATTATATCGATATACACTATAAATTTTTATACAACAAATTTGACAACTAATCAGTACAACTTTTAATATAATTATTTATTAAATCATCTGCGTTTTCTCTTTGCTCATCTAAATGAGTATAGACTTCATAAACCATAGAAGCGGAAGCATGACCCATTAATGCTTGTGCTTTTTTTATTTTTACATTAGCATAATATAACATTGTACAATATGAATGTCTTAATTGGTGACAAGTAAAATTTATTTTATTTTCTTGATTTTTATTTATACTATACAAGAAACTTTCTAAATGTCTTCTTACTGCAACATCTGTTAACATTTTGCCATCTTTTTCTTTAGTGAACAATAATCCATTTTTAGAATTATTTACTAAGTCAACAACCATATTATATATATTATCCAAAATTGGTATAGTACGGATTCTATTATTTTTAGTAGTTTTTACAATTGGTTGATTATGTAGAAGTACGACAGCCTTATTTATAGAAATGGTTTTATTTTTTAAATCAACATCATCAACAGTAAGTGGAATTATTTCTTCTTTCCTCATTCCTGTATAACGCATCAAAATAAAAAATGGGGCATATTTGTGTGTAGAACTAATAAGAATTTTATCTTCATCAATTGTCAAAGGTTTACGCTCATTTTTTATAACTTTTAGTGGCTTTATATTATTAGCAACATTTTTTATTATTATATCATTATCAATTGCATCATTTAAAATTCTTTTGACATATGCTAATGTTTTATTTGCGGTTGTAGGAGTATTTTTCATATCTAAAAGTAATTGCTCAATATCATATTTTTTTATATCTTTAATTTTTTTAAAACCAAGTGCAGGAATAATATGATTATTAACAATTGATTTATATTCTTCTACAGTTCTAATTTCTTTACTAGCAGAGTTTAATTCAATCCATTTAATTGAAAAATCTTTCATTTTTATATTTTTTAGGTCAGACAATCCATTATAAGAATTATGCATAAATTCAATGTATTGTTTATATAAGTCTGATGCCTCACTGGAATAAAGGCATTTTGTTTTTCCATTTATAGTTATTTTTTTCATTAGCCTACCATCTTTTCTAATTGTATAAGTCATATCTTTATATTTATTCATAAATCCTCCTTAAAAAATAAGATAAGTATATTTCAACTTATCCTTAGTATATATATCCATATTTATCTTCATAAAATTTTATAGCATTGCTCATATATTCGATTGTAACTTCAAAATAATCTGCCAGACTATAAACTGTATTGATTCCGATTTTTAATGGCTAATTTTAGTTTTTCAAAAGGAATTAGTACATAATAACTCCATTTCTTAGCCCTGTATTCTTGTTTATTAATTAAAGTTGTGTCAGTACAGTTAATTGAGTATATTGCGTCTTGATAGTAATGACCTAATTCTTCTGATAAAGTTTCTTTTTCAATATATGAGTTATCTATATTTGTATAATTTAATGCAATGGCATTTATTTTATCTATATTTATAAAACAACCATAAGCATCTTCTATATAGTAATCATATATCTTTATATGTTCTTTTTCTGCTAAATCATATAAATTTTCTAATTTCATTTTAAATCTCCTATAAAAAATAAAAGACCTCGTATTACTACGAAGTCTTATAACGTATTCTTTAAAATGCTGTACATAATACTAAGTATTACACAGCAACGTATTCTAAATACATTATACTAAATATTATGCTCGTAGTCAAGAAAAATATACTAATTTATGTATAATTTATGTATTTTTTCATCAATTAAATCCATTTTTTCATCTGATAACTTAATTCCAGAAAGAATATCGAAATCTCTTTTTGGATTATATATACGTTGTTTACTAATTGTAGTAATTTGATTTACTAATGCAATAGTTCCTTTTTTCATTTGTGATAATTCTTCATCGATCTTTAAAATCAATTCTAAGTTTTCTTGATTAGCGTTTAGTTTTTCATTCAAAACATTAATTTTATATTCTTTTATTATTTTTTCTTCATCTGTATTTTCAGGAAAGACACTCAATTCTTGAATTTCTTGTTTTATAATCTGAATTTCATTTTGACCTTTTTCAATTAAATTTTTACACTTATCAACTAAGCTATTATAAATTTCCTCTCCTAGAAATACAGATGTTTTATTAATCTTTGTAGTATTTTTTACTGAAGATAAAGGAATAACTGTTAATGTAGAATATGATTTTGCATTTTTCTTATCTAAAACAACACAATAGTGTAAGCCACCTTCTTCATTTCCAACATTGAAACCTAAATTCACTTTAATAATATCGCCTCTGGAGTATTCTTTCAAATAAGAGCTATTAAATGTTTCTTCTTGTTCTATATATCTGAAATAGTCTTTTAACCAATATGAAAGTAAATTTGCTTTTTTAGCATGTGTATTATCTTGAATAATACAATTATCTAAATAGTCATTTATTTTATTTATTGCTTCATTTTTATTATCAATAATTTTCTTTTTATCTAATTCAGTCATGCTATTTATTCTCCTTATTATCTTTTTTATTATCTTTCATAATTACTTCTAATAAGCCCTTTATCTGCTGTTTTTGTGTTTCAGAAGGTGGGTTGTAATCCTTCATATTAAATCCAATTTTGGCTAGTCCTAGTGGATCTTCTTGCTGTTCTGGATTTCTTACATCTGACTTACACAATAGAAAATCTGTTGAAACATTATAATATTTAGCAAGTTTTAAAATTGTATCAGGGGTCATATCCCTTTTTTCTGTTTCATAATTAGATATAGTTTGTATTGTTACATTTAAATATTTTGCTATTTTTTCTAAACTTTCACCATTTTCGGTTCTTAAAAATCTTAGTCTATTCATAATATCATTTCCTTTACATAATATAATATATTATACAACAAATTGTTTAATTTGTAAACATATTGTAAATTTTTTTTCTTAGAGTGTCAACACTTTTAAACAAAATGTAAAAAAACTTTCAAAAAAGTATTGACATTCAACGAATTGTTTAATATAATGTGTTCAACAAATTGTTGAGGAGGTGCAAAATGAAAAAGAGAACATTAAAAGATTTAAGAGAAGATAAAGATTTAACACAAGAACAAGCCGCAAAGATATTAGCCATAACAAAAGAGTATTTATCAATGCTTGAAAATGGCTTTAGAAATCCAAGTGATACTCTTAAAGAAAAAATGGCGAAATTATATAGTTGTAATATAGTAGATATTTTTTTAGCTATTAATTCAACAAAACGTTTAAAAAAATCTTGCAAAACTATTGATAAATAAAAGCGAAAGGAGATGATAAAAATGCCGATGACGAAATTGCAGGAGAAAGCAAGAAAAAAATACATAACGGTAAAAGAATTTCAGAATCAATATTCGTTAAGTAAATCACAAGCATACAAAATATTAGCAAGACCAGAATTTGATGAAACAAAAATCAAAGCAGGAGAAAGAAGTATAAGAATTGATTTAGATAGAGCATTTGAGATTATGCAGCAAATATTTAGTTAGAAAGAAGGTGAAAACAAATGAAAAGAAAACTAGATACAAATAAAATATACAACTTTATTGGACGAGCAGTAGTATATAGCAGTCTATATATAGCAACAGTGGTATTTTCAGTATGGGGATTTTTACAAGGAATGACTTATTAGGAGGTGGAGAAATGGAAACAGCAAGACCAAGAGGAACAGATAATGCAAAAGTGATAAAAGTAATAAAAACCGAGTCTTTAATTGGTAGGGGAACACAAGAAGACCCAGCAAGATACATTTATCAATACTGGGATTTTAAAGGAAACTTGATAGCTAGCCATGATTCATTACAAGATAATGAAATTGTCATTGACAATTAATTATGTCTTCGGCTTCATCAGCATTAAGATTATAAAGAATAAAGTATAAAGCAGTATTTATAAAACGTTTTAAATCATTTATATCTTTATCTTCAAACTTTTTAATATAATGAGCTTCATCATTACCAAGCCAAGCGGAAACTTTTGTTAAATTTTGAATTTTGGCATCTTCTATATAAGTATTTATACAATTACCTAAAAACATATTTAAAATATTAGATTTTTTATCAGGATTTTTATAAATACAGAAGTCTTTGACTAAAAATTCTAAAGCTTTGCGATAACCCATACCAGCAATTTGGTTTAAATTATAATTTTATGCTGATAAAGATTGATTATATGTTTCAACAAAATTAGGAGAAAGATTTACAATTTTATCATCAAAAGTTCTAGATGCAGGAAGGATAGGGGCTAAATATTCAATATTTTCAGCCAAATAATAAGTGCTAGCATCTATTATGGATTTGGATAATGTTTTAAAAAAAGCAATAAAAGGCTTACCACAAGAAGGACATTCACAATATACAGAAAACGAACTTTTATCAAGGTGACATTCAGAAGAAAGATATATTGGAGAAATCTGAGAATTACAAATTGGACAATAAGAAATATCTTCAAAATGTACATTAGTAGACAGATTTCGTGGTTGGATAAATTTAATCATAATAATAACCTCACTTTCGAGGATATTATACAATAATTTACAAAATTTTACAAGAAAGGAGTTGAAAGATATGTTTAGAAAAACAAAAAAATTACAGAGCTTAGTTGATGCAAGTAGAGAAAATTTAAAAATTGCAGAAGACAAAATCAAAAAAATGAAAGAAAGTCAAAAAGAGTTAAGAAGTGAAATTGAAGAAGAACATTTAGAAAACTACAGAAATCACAGAAAATTATTAGCAATAAGAAAAGTATTACAAGAGCAAGATTACAACAATATTGATAACTTAAAAAAGAAAATAACAACAATACTAGATAAAAAAGAACTAGTCGACCTACCAAAATCAAACTAGTTCAAAAATAACATATAAAAGCTACTCTACTATTATATTAACACAATTTTAGTAGAGATGCAAGAGGGAGAATAAAAATGAAATGTTATAGAAACATAACTACTGACGAGGTAGTTTATAAAGAAGATGCAGAGGAATATGTACTTAATGAATTAGGACTAACAGTAACACCGAAAGGCAAAAATGGAGAAATGACACAATTACAACTAGAAAACATAGAAGAAACAATAAGTTGGTTTTTCAGCGGAAACTGGACAGAAGAAGAAATCTATGACGAAGATGTTCCAGACTTGGAATACGAATTAGAACTAGCAGACAGAGAATATCAAGATGGATTAGATAGAAAATGGGGGTTATAAAATGGAATATAAAGATATTGAGAAAGTAAATGCAGAAATAAAAAAGACTGACATTAAAGGCAAGAAATATGCAGAAGTAAGTGAAAGAATATTAGCATTTAGAAAGTTAAATCCAAACGGAAGAATAATAACAGAAATAATAGATAAAACAGAAAATGATGTAACAGTAAAAGCAACAATATATGACGAAAATGAAAAAGAATTAGCAACAGGATATGCAAGCGAAATAAAAAAAGGACTAGTTAATTCAATATCAATGCTGGAAAATTGTGAGACATCAGCAATAGGAAGAGCATTAGGATTTTGTGGATTTGGAATTGATAACGGAATTGCTAGTGGACAAGATATGAATAAAGTAGAACAATTCAAACAAAGAAACAGAAAAGAAGAAATATATAACAATATATTTATAAGTTATGACGAGGCAGTGAAAATAGTTAAAACAGCAATAAATGAACTATGTAGAAAACAGGGAATTGTAGTGAGCGACTTATCTTTAAAAATAAATCAAGAAATATGGTGCAGTTTAGAAGAATTAAATTTACAACAACTAAAAAGATTAGAGTATGAATTAAGTAAAATAAACAATAAAACACACAAATGGCACGAACTATATAATCAAAATTCTAAAATTAAAATAGTAGTTCCAGAAAACCAGGAGGTTGTATATAAATCTAGTCATTATATGTTTGGACAAGAGGCACTAAAACAGGCTGGAGATGATGAATTATTGAGAGGACAAATAATTGATAGTTATTTAGAGTTAGGAACTGATTTAACAAAAGTTATAGAGTAGGTGGTTATATGATAGGAACAAGTAATAAAATAATAACTTATTTACTAGAACAAGCAAAAGATAAACAGTTCGAGATAAAAGAATATCGACCAAGGAGAAGCTTAGACAGTAATGCTTATTGTTGGGTACTATTAGGAAAATTACAAGATAAATTAAATATACCCAAGGAAGAAATATACAGAGATTTAATTAAAAACATTGGAAGTTATGAAATTATACCAGTAAAAAATGAAGCAGTAGAACGATTTAGACAAGCTTGGAGTAATCACGGTTTAGGTTGGGTTACAGAAACAATGAAAAGCAAATTAGAACGGTTTTACAAATGTAATTACATATTATGGGTCTAGTGTGTATAACACGGCAGAAATGAGCAAATTAATTGAATTAATAGTACAAGAATGTAAGCAGTTAGACATAGAAACAAAATTAGATGCAGAAATAAATAGTTTATTGAAAGAATGGGATAAAAAATGAAATCAATTTTACAAAACAAAAAAGAAAGCTATATCAGTGGGCAAACTTATGGACTAGAAGAACATCATATATATTTTGGTACAGGAAAAAGAAAAATATCAGAGCAAAACGGATTCAAAGTATGGCTAACATATTTAGAACATAGAGGAACATACGGAGTACATGGTAAATATGGACATGAGTTAGATTTGAGATTAAAACAGGAATGTCAAAAAGAATATGAAAAAAATCATACAAGAGAAGAATTTATAAGATTAATAGGAAAAAGTTATTTATAAAGAATATTAGGAGGAAAAGAAAATGAAAAAGATTATAGGAATTTTAATAGCAATTGTAGGAATTGTATTAGGAATATACGTGGGAATATGGTTAATGCTTGCAGGAGGAATAACGCAAATAGTTAATTCAATAAATCCTGTAAATGGATTAGGAATAGCATTTGGAATAGTAAGAATAATATTTTGTGGAATTGGAGGATTTATTGCTTGGTTAGGTGTAGTAATAGGTTCAGTAATTGGATTAAGTGATTAAAAATTAGACAACAGGGATAAGACAAAATAAAGTTTATCCCTGATATTGTAAAAGGTGGGAGATATGGAAAATACAAGTTATATAAAATTATTTAGAAAATTATTAAATTCTCCCATATTTGAGAATGAAAAAGCATTGAAAATTTGGATTTGGTGTCTACTAAAAGCAACACATAGAGAAAGAGAACAGTTAGTAGGACAACAAATAGTAAAATTAAAAAAAGGTGAGTTTGTATTTGGAAGAAAACAAGCATCAGAAGAATTAAAAATGACAGAAAGTACTATTTACAAATACATAAAATTATTAGAAAAGTTACAAATGATTAGCATAAAAAGTAACAACAAATTTTCAGTTGTAAGCATTGAAAAATGGGAAGATTATCAAATTGAAGAATTAAAAAGTAACAACAAAGTAACAACAGAAGAACAACAAAGTAACACAAACAAGAATGTAAAGAATATTTATTTATATTTATTTAATAAGTATAAGGCGAAAATTGAAAAAGGAAAAGCAAATGAAAGAATAAGAATTATATCAGAATGTAAAAATTGTAGTGATTATTCTTTATTGACAGAAGAAGAGCAAGACCAATTATTTATGGATTTAATGAGTATAGATAAAAGATTTAAGTAAAGGAAGTGATAAACAAATGATTACAACAGAAACAAGGCAAATGAGTTTTAATGACATACAAGATAAAACAAAAATAAGATATATACAAATTTTAAATAGATTGGACAAACCTAAAACTGCAAAGGAATTAGCAGTAGAATTATTTGACTTAGGTTTTACAAATACAACAGATAGAAATAACACGGCACCAAGGCTAACAGAATTAGAAAAAATGGGATATGTAAAAGCAATAGATAAAAAGAAATGCGAATACACAGGCAAAACAGTAGCAGTATATGAGAGAACAGAAAAAGGTTTTATTGCAATAAATATGAATCATATTCCAAGAATAGATTAGGAGGTAATTATGATAGAAAAATGTAACAAATGTAATAGTGAAGAATTATTTGTAGAAATACAAGGCAACAGAAGGGGATTATTTTGTGGCAAATGTGGAAAATGGCAAAAATGGATTACAAAGCAAGAATTACAAATAGCAAAGTTTAAAGGTTTAAAAATTTTAGGAGGTAGTTATGATAATAGTAAAACAAAATAAAAGTATTATAAATTTTTCTAAAGTATCAGAAATAAAAATAGTTGATTATGAAGCACAAAAGGAATCCTTGGAAAATAAGTTAGGAGATATATTTGTATCAGCTTTAATAGCAAATGTAGGAATAGATGATACGAAGTTAAGTGGATACGGAATATATGCATATTTTGAAAAAGATAATTGGAGTGTATTAGGAGAATACAAAACAGAAGAAAGAGCAAAAGAAATATTACAAGAAATAATAGATATGTATAAATTTAATAGATGTGAAGCAGTAGGACAAAAAAATGCAGTCTATAGAATGCCAGAGGGCTAAATTATGAAATATAATTATCCACCGTTAGAACGGTAAATGTGTAAAATGTAGAGGCTGTAACAAGCTTGAATTAGAAAACTTCAAACGGAGTTTGGAGATGCGAAAATTACATAGAAAAGGAGCTAAAGAAAAGTGAACAAAATAGAAATACCATTTAGGCTGCCATCGTTGAATCAATACATAAACGAATGCAGAAAAAATAGATATGCAGGAGCCAATATGAAGAAGAATGTTGAAAAAGACATAGGATGGTATATAAACTTATTACCTGAATATAAAAATCCAATTAAGATCCATTTCATCTGGGTTGAAGAAAACAAAAGACGTGATTTAGACAATGTATGCTTTGCCAAAAAGTTCATATTAGACAGTATGGTAAAAGCAGGAAAGTTAAAAGATGATAATAGAAACTTTGTAAAAGGTTTTAGAGATGATTTTGAATATGGAAAATCAAGTAAAGTTATTCTAGAAATAGAAGAAATTAAATGAAAGGAACATAAGAGATGATAGAATTAAACGAATATGTGAGAACTAAAAAAGGTGCTGTAGGTAAATTAATAGAAATAGATAAAAAAGCAACTGCTTATTATTTAGATTGCTTAAAGTGTGTATCATTAAAGAACATAGTAAAACACAGCAAACAACTAATAGACTTAATAGAAAACAAAGATATTTTAAAAGTTAGAATTGATAAAACGATAATGTTTTTTGGAATAGATGAAAGCACATCAGACACTAAATACAAGGAAATAATAAAAAGTATTGAAAATGGAGAATGTGAATTACTAGAAATATTAACACATCAACAGTTTGAGGCTAATTGCTATAAAGTAGGAGGAGATGATGAATAAATATAAAAAAGTATCTAAAGAAGAGGTTCTTGAAATGTTTTATGATTTACAAACTAAATTCTGGAAAGCAGGGTGTTGGATAGACGGAATTTCAGTTCAGTTTTTAGCACATAGAATGGAAACATCTATATATCAGATAAGAAAAGCCTATAAACAATTAGCAGAAGAAGGATACTTAAAATTAGAGAAGGTTCCAACTGCTTTTGAGGAATATGATAATGGTTTATATTGTGAAGCTATTCCATATTTATTTTGTAATGTTTATACTTTAACAAATAAAGCCAAGAACAAATTTGAAAAAATAGGAGGAGAATAGATATGCTAGTACCAATAGTCGATATGAAAGAATTTGAAAAAGTTGGATTTAAAAAATGTAAAAAGCCTTATGATTGTTGTTATTATCTATGTTTTTCAAGAGGAGTACAATATATATTTTTAAGTCCTGTAATGATAGATATTAATAAATGGGAAGATACAGACCCAAGAATACACAAAAATGCTAATTGTAGATACAGTGATAGAAGAACAGCACAAGATTTTATGTGCGAATTAATATTAAATGGAATGGTAACATGTGAATATTTAGTTGAGAGGAGTAAATAAGATATGAAAATATATTATGGTGGTAGAGGAAATGGGAAAACAATAAAGGCAATTAAATTATCTGTAGAAAAACAAATGTCAATCGTATGTTGGAGTTATGAACATAAAAAGCAAATAGAACAAACAGCTAGAGAAATAGACGTAAAAAGGATAATGCCGGAACCAATATTGGTAACAGAAGTAAGAAAAAAACTAATAGGAAATAGAAGAGGTTTAATAGTTGATGATTTAGATGTTCTTTTAAGAATGATATTAGATGATAATGTTTATTATGCTACTATTGAAGATTGTAATATAGAAGAATTGAGGAGGAGTGATACATAATGAAAGAAAAAATAAATAAAATAGGACTACTTAATTATATGTTTTGGAAATTATTATGTATCATAGAATTAATTTTAAATGTTCCATATTATATTTTAAAAATTATAATAGAGATAATTTATTCCATATTTGATAAATTGAACGATATTTTTTATGAACAACAATTTGTTTATTTAACATGGTTTAAACCAATAAGAAAATATTTTAAATATTTAAGAGAACGAATAGTGTAGGAAGTGTTTTAAGTGAAAGAAAATAGTATAAGTTATAAAACAGCAAAACAAGAAACTGAAAGATTAATATGTGAAATAGAAGAAATAACAATAACACATAGAGCATATACAGCAGAATGCTTAAGAAGAGTATTAAAAGAGAATGAAGAACTAAAAGAAAGCAATAAAATTTATGCTTTAAACGGTTCAAATATAAACTTAGAAATCTATATTAAAGACAAGTACATACCAAAACAAATAATAAAAGACAAGATAGAAGAATATAAAAACATGTTAAAAACATGTAATAAAGCAAAAGATATAGACAGAATAAAAGCAATTAATGAGAGAATATTAGAGTTACAAGAACTACTAGAAGGGAGAAAATAAAATGAACGGAAATGATAATGGATTCATAAAAAATAGAAATAAAGAAAAACAAAGACAAAATAATGTAAGAGAATATCAAAGAAAGTTCTTAAATAAAAAAATGAAAAGAGGTAAATAAAATGAGTGCTGATGAGATGTTTAAAAAGTTGGGTTTTTTAAAAATTATAGATAACGACACAGAGATTAAATATTGTTATATAAACACTATAATGGGCGATAAAGTAGAACATACAATACAAATTGCTAAAGTAGGGAAAATAGTATTTTCATATAGAAATGATAAAAATCATCAAGTGATGGGATTGGGAAAAAAGGAACTACAAGCAATAAATAAGAAAGTAGAGGAATTAGGATGGATGAAATAATAAAAGAAATTTTATATTATACGGTATTAATATTTGGCTCAACAACATTAATATGTTTAATAATTACAGGAATGATAAAAAGCATATTTATATTACTAGACCATTTAAAAATGACTAACACATTAAGAAAAGCAATAAAGTTATATATAAAAACAAATAGACAAACCACAAAAATAGTGAAGGCAGATGCAGGTATAGCATTTAAAAGCAAGGAGGACTAACATATGACAAAAGAACAAGCAATAGAAAAAATAAAATGGTCAATACATATAAACAAATTAACTAAAGACATAAATGGAAGTAATACTTCAATAAATGTAGAAGTATTAAAAACAGTTTTGACTATGCTAGAAGAAAAAGACAAACAAATAGATTTAATGGCAAATCATATAGCAACAAGTGATAGTGACTTATGCGAGTATTTAGATATAACAACTAAATGTAAATATTATGCAGGAGACAATGGAAAAACTTGTGATAACTGTATAAAACAATATTTTGAAAATAAAGCAAAAGAGGTGAAGTAATGGAAGGAAATAATCAAGAATATATAAGTGTAGTATTTGCTTTAAAAGCACCAAACGATTCTCGAAAAAGCACTATAAATACAATAGTTTTATTATTGAGAGATATAGTCGATATGGAAGAATGGCAGGAATGGGAAGACTTAGATACGCTTATATTAAATGATAGAATAGAACAAATCAAAAGAGAATTAGATAATCTTAAAATAGTTAAATAGAAGTCAATTAAGATTATATAAAAAAGGAAGTGAAGATATGAAAATAAAACAAATAGATGAAGATGAAATAATTTTCGACAATAATTATAAACTTAAGTGCTATCATGAACAAGACTGTTGTGAGAGTGTATATGCAGACTTTGAAATGTTAAAAAATTACAATGTATCAGTAAAAACAGGGAAAAATATTAAAATAAAAGAAATAGAATTTGTTGAAACTTTAGAATTGTTAATAGATGGAGTTCCAGGAGCAGGATTCAACATTATATCAATAATAGGAGAAAAGTTTTTTATTCCGTGCTACAATGAACAAAATGGCTATTATTCAAGCAATTTAGAACTTATATTAGATAAAGGCAAAACACAAGAAATTATGGATATATCAGAATTTGTTAAAGATGATATTTACTAAAATCTAAAGAGTTTCTAAAGAGAATCTAAAGAGATATAGTTTAAAAATATGAGTATATAAAAGAAAGAAGGTAAAAAACTATGAAATCCGAAAAAGGTATAATAGAAATATTTGTAATTGGAATTGTTATAATTTTATTTATAATACTATTTACAGCAATAGGAATAATGATAAAAGAAGAAAAAGGTTATGGAGTAAAAGAAGGACAAGTTGTTGATAAAGATTATCGTTCAGCATACACAACAATGATGAGTTGTGGAAAATCACTAATACCACAATATCATCCAGAAAGTTATAGAATACAGATTCAAAAAGAAATTGATGGAAAAATAAAATCAATATGGGTAACTGTTGACAGAGATACGTATCATAAAATAAATGTAGGAGATTATTATAACGGAATGGAGTGATACAAATGACAATAAATCATATATACAACATAGTAATAGACATAATGAATAAATTAGAAAATATAGATTTTATAAGTTTAGACAAGAGAAAATATAATCAACAACAATTGAATGAAGCATATAAAATTTTAGATAACTTTAAAGATGAATTAATAAGAGAAGATATAAAAAGGAGGCACAAATGAACATATATGGAATATACGATACAAAGAATAACGAGCAATGTATGAGAGTTGGAACTTTGCAAGAGATAGTAAGATTTTTAAATTTAACAGCAAGAGAGCTAGGAAGGGCATTAAAGAAAAATAGTACAGTACGACAACATTATAAAATATATTATTTATTTAATGAGGAGGTACACTAATGAATAAAGACTTTTTAGATAAAATAGAAAATACAAATAATGAATTAGAAAGACTAAAACAAAGATTACAAAAAATAGAAAATAAAGAATGTATAGTAATAAAAGATAGTGTACAAGGAAGCAGTACAAGTTATCCATACATAAAGCATAACTGTGTAATAGAACGGTGTTGAAATACCTAAAAATGCAGGATTAAAAAGAAAATATAAAAAGATGATCAAGGACAAAACATATAGACTTGATAAGATGAGATTGCAGTTAGAATATGAATTAAATTATGTAGAAAATGCGGAATTAAGAGATATAATAAGATACAGATATAATGACAATAAGACATGGTTACAAATAATGTTTTTAATGAAATATAACAATGAAGATACAGCTAGAAAAAAATTAATAAGATTTTTAGAAAAAAAATAAAAATGTCCGTTTTGTCCGCTTAAAAGGTGATAAAATATTATTAATGAAAAATGTAATCGTTCAGAAATGGACAAGCCCAAGATTACAAAAGTATTAGCTATAAATAGTTTGTGTGTATAAGAATAGATGTTTTAAATGTCTATTCTTTTTATTGTGTTATGAAAGGAAGAATAAAAATGGGAAATAAAGAATTTATAGAAAAATGCAAAGAAATAGTAAAACAATATGCGATGGAACATTTAGACAAAAGTGATAATGTTCCAGAATTTGATGTGTTTGATGTATGGTATTGTAAAACACTACAAAATCATAAAGCGTTGTTAAGTACGACATTATCTGATGGTATGTATTATGAATGTACATACAACGGAGATAAAAAAGAATTGTACCTTGATGCATATAAGAAATTTGAAAATAAATGTATCAAATTAGATTAAATTAGTTATTACCAGTATGCTAGGTAACTGATAATATAAATTGTTTGTTATGTTTGGTTGAATATGGCAGACCTCCTTTCGAATATTTTATTTTTTTATATAAACTTTTATAGAACTTTCCTAGCAAGTTCTAAGTGTTTATAAGTTGTATGCAATGATATAAAAAATGGTTCAACTCCTGAAAATTCTTATTTGTTCGGTAACAAATATACTCTTGAATGGTAAAAGAGGGCGACAGGAAAATCGCAGTGCATGTTGGTTCGAATCCAACTTTATATCATTGCATAGAGTTTATAAATAAAAGAAAAGAGGAAAAAATATGGAAAAAACAATAAAAGTAATAAGTGGAACTAAAAAAATGGGACAATGTGAAATACTTAATAAATTAAAAGCAGAGCAAAGAATATTAGAATTATTTGAAACAGAGGAAATAGAAAAAGTAGACATTACATATAAAATAAGAGAGTCAGCTTGTGAAAAGCCAACTCAAAATAATTAAAGATTATCTTTTAACCAATCATTTGTACAAAGGACATTTCTCCAAGAAGCTTCACCAATAAGTTTTGCAACAAAAATTTTGTCATTAGAATCCATATAAGTTGCCAAAAATGTTCGTATAGAATTAGATGAATCATTAGATGTAATAATCCAACAAGATTCAAGAACTTTAGCATATGTACCATAACTTTTTATTGCAGAAATTAAACCAGAATAATCTTTGTGAGGAGCCATTAAATCATAAGAAACAATATAACTGTTCATATAATCACCACCTTTCTATTTAATATAAAATAGTATAGCAAATTAAAAATAAAAATAATGTCAAAATATGTCGAAAAATAAAATAAAATGGAGGAAGAGCCATGGATAAAGAAATAGAACAATTCAAAAAAGAAAACTGTAGTAAATACAAAAAGAATATAGATTGTAAAATAACAAGAAGAATAGACGGAAAGCTAACATGTACAGAAGAGGAATAAAGTATGATTCAATGTTTAATAGATAATAAGATATGCCCAAATGGAAATAAAAAGTGTAAAGTATGTAAATTTGACAGTTGTGAGGAAGTACTAGATATGATAGAAGAAGAGCAAAAATATAAAGATAACGACAAATTAAAACAAATAAAAAATGAATTACCAGAACAGTGTAAAAACTGTTCTTTTTTAGAAATTACAAATTTACGAGAAGGCAAAGTATTTTGTCCTTATATGATTAAAGAAAGGTGCATAATAAAATGAAATTTAAGATAAATAATACAGAATGGACAATAGAAGAAGTTGATGAAGCAACAATAAATAATGAAATGAAATCAGAGGGGACTTTAGGAGTAACAATATATAGAAACCAAAAAATAATGTTACTAAAGAATCAAGCAAATATAATCAAAACTTTAAAACACGAACTAACTCATGTATGGTTGTATGAATATGGTCATAATCAAAATAACGAAAAAACATTTACATATGAAGATGTATGCGAAGTAGTTGCAAGTATTAATGATTTTATAAATGAAATAATAAATAAGTATTTTCGCTAAATTTCGACAAACTTTTCAAAGAAAATATGATAAAATACTCGAAAAAGGAGGAATGAAGTATGTGTTTTAAATTTCAATGTATGAATTGTGTAGAAGATAAAGAATATTATGCAATTAAAGAAGGATATACTCATAGGCCAATACCAATTAGGAATAAACAAATTAGAATAGAAGAAACAAAAATGATTAAGGGCAAAGATAAATATTTGCTGACATGCAAATGTCCTATTTGTGGAAAAGAAAATACAATAGAATTAGATGAAGGACAAAAAAATGCTTATCTTGTGGATACAACAGAATTTCAAAATTTTCAAAATAAAGAAGATGATCTAATAGCTCAGGAAACTTTAAAAGAAATTAGAGAATGTTGTTATGGTATTATAACAAGAGAAATGATAGAAAGGCTAAATAACAACTTAAACAAGCTTAAGAAAATAAAGGATATACAAGTTATAAATAAAAATATAGATTGCTCATTAACAGGCAAAGAATTTATAGATATAATTGAATCCTTAATGGAAGAGATAAAATAGAAATAAAACAGAGAGCTTACAATAGTAGGCTCTTTTATTATGGAGAAAAGTTATGAACATAAACCAAAACATTAATAAATTATTATATTCTTTATCGATAAAAGGACAAATATATAAAATAAATACTTTCCAATTTTATAGTGAAAAGAATTGTAAGTATTGTACTAAATATCAAATACTAAAAAAAGAACAAGTAGAAATATATAACAAAGAAACAGATGAGTTTGAATTACAAGATAGATACAAACAGAAAGAAGAATGTTATAGTAAAGTAGATGTAATGAAATATCTAATAGATGAACATAGAAAAGGAAGTGAGGCAGATGGAATATGAAAATATAGAAGAGGAATATAACTCATTAACAGAAATGCAAAAGAGATTTATTGATTATTATATAGAAACTGCAAATGCAACAGAAGCTTGTAAAAAAGCTGGATATAAGGGAAAAAATCTTAATAGAATAGGTTCGCAAAACTTGTCAAAACTAGACAAATTTATAAAGATAAAACTTCAAGAAAAAGAAGACCAAAGAATTGCCTCACAGGATGAAGTATTACAGTACTTAACAAAAGTAATGCGAGGAGAAGAAAAAGACCAGTTTGGATTAGATGCTTCATTACAAGATAGAACAAAATGTGCAGAACTGCTTGGAAAAAGATATGGAACATTTAAAGAAAAAGTTGAAGTGGCTGGAAATATACCAGTGGTGATAACGGATGATATTACAGAATAAAATAATAAATAAAAATACACAGAAACAAGTAAATAACATATCATTGCAAAGTATAGTTGGAAAAGGCTATGCAGAATATTGGCATTGTAAATGTAGATATAGAGTATGCAAAGGCTCAAGAGCAAGTAAAAAGTCAAAAACAACAGCATTATGGATAATAAGTAACATGATGAAATACAAAGAGGCTAATACACTTGTAATTAGAAAGACATTTAGAACATTAAAGGATAGTTGCTTTACAGAACTTAAATGGGCAATACATAGATTACAAGTAGATAGTTTTTGGGAGATAAAAGAAAGTCCATTAGAAATGACATACAAACCTACAGGACAGAAAATATATTTCAGAGGATTAGACGACCCATTAAAAGTAACATCAATATCAGTAGATATTGGTGTTTTATGTTGGTTATGGATTGAAGAAGCATACGAAATAACAAAAGAATCTGATTTTGATGTAATAGATGAAAGTATAAGACGGAGAAGTTCCAGAAGGACTATTCAAACAAATAACAATAACATTAAATCCTTGGAATGAACATCATTGGATTAAAAAAAGATTTTTCGATACTCAAGATGCTGATGTATTAGCAATGACAACAAACTATATGTGTAATGAGTGGCTAGATGAAGCAGACAAGAAAGTGTTCGAAAGAATGAAAAAAAATAATCCTAGAAGATATCAAGTTGCAGGGTTAGGAAACTGGGGTATTGTAGATGGATTAGTATATGAAAATTGGAAAGAAGAAAAATTTGAATTAAATACAATAAGAAGCTTAGATAGTGCTTTTGGGTTAGACTTTGGTTATACAAACGACCCGACAGCACTATTTTGTGGTGCAATAGATTTAAAAAACAAAAAGATTTATGTATATGATGAAATATATCAAAAAGGAATGAGTAACAAAGCGATATATGACCAAATAAATCAAATGGGCTATTCAAAAGAAAAGATAACGGCAGATAGTGCAGAACCAAAGTCAATAGATGAATTAAGAGGATTAGGATTAAGGCATATTACAGGTGCATTAAAAGGAAAAGACAGTATAAATAATGGTATTCAATTTATACAAGACTTTGAAATAATAATACATCCTAGATGCGTAAATTTTATAACAGAAATAAGTAATTATACTTGGGACGAGGATAAGTTTGGAAATAAGATAAATAGACCAATAGACGATTTTAACCATTTGATGGATGCAATGAGATATGCAGTAGAAAAATACATAAAAGGAAATAGAAACATGGGAATGACAAATAAACCATTTATAAAAATGTAACATCTACTAGGTAGATGTTTTTTAATAGGAGGAAAAGATGTTAAGATATAGCAAAGAAAAATTAGCAGAAGAAAGAAGTATAACAGATATATATTTTAAAGCACAAGAAGAATTAGATATAAGAAAAGAATTATATGAGAAGTTCAGAAGAAAGCTAACAGATGAAGAACTAGCAAGTCTAGATGATGAGGACATAAAAGTACCACTTGAAAGATATATAAGTGTTATGTCTGCTGGTTATTTTGGAGGAAAAGCACCGACATATAAAGTAAAAGCATTTAATAAAGATAAAGACAAAATAATTAAAGAATTATTTAATCACGAAACTAATGACGAACAAGAAATTAAAGAAATAGAAGAGTTAATAAAACATATAGTTGATTATAACAACGATGGTTCACATTTCTTACATATGGTATTAGATTATTTAGTAAAAAGAGCATGTTATGAAATATATTATAAAGATGAAACAACAGGAGAAATAACAATAGCAAGAAGTGATGCATTAGAAACAGTTGCTATATGGGATTATTCATTGCCTAAGAATCTAATAGGAATATATAGAATAATTCGTACATATATGGCAAATGGTGAATATCAACAAATGGTAGAATTAACAACAGCAGATGGAAAAAGATATTATTATGATACACCTGAAAAAAGAAAGTTGTTTGGCACATTGGCTTATGAACAAGAGTTCAAAGACGAACCATTATTTAAAGAAAATGAAGAAGAAAAACAGCCTAAAAAATGGGATGATGATATTCCTGCAACAGCAATAGAAAATTGCGACGGAATGGCGATATTTGAACCAGTAATAAGTTTAATAAAAGCATATGAAAGATGTATTCAAAATTCAAGAAATGTATTTAAGTATAATGATGAAGCAATATTGAAAGTTATAGGATATCAACCAGAAAATCCAATGATTATCCAAAATGAAAAAGGCGAAGATATCATAAATCCAGCAAGGCAAAAAGAAGATGAATATGTATTAACAAGCAGAGTTAGATATTTAGATGGAAACAAAGATGTAAATAGCGACATAGCTTGGGTTGAAAAGAATGTAAATGATACAGCATTACAGAACCATAAAAAGACATTAATGGATATTATATGTTTATGCTCATTCTGCCCTAATATGACAGACCTTGGATTTACATCAGCTGATAATAATTCAGCACTTGAAAAGAAATTCTTTAGCTTACAACAGTATATAGCAACATTTGAAGGAGATTTTCTTGAGGGATTAACAAGAAGATGGAGAATAATATTGGAAAAATTTAATAAAGAAAAAGGTAAAAGTTATGACTTTAGAGATATAGAAATAAAACTAAATAGAAATTTACCTTCTGATAAAGCAACAGACATAACAAATGCATTGAAAGTAAGAGGTTTATTACCAGATGAAACGGTTATAAATTTATTAAATCTTGATTTAGATGCAACAAGTGAATTGGCAAAAATGGATTTACAAAACGAAGAAAATATTCAGAAAAATTTAGAACAAATGCAAATCATGGGACAAACAGGAACAGAACAAAATAAAGAAAACAAACAAGATGACAAAGTAACAGATTTAACAGATGAACAAAAAGTTCAGAAGTTAACAGCAGATAACAAGAAAGAACAAAGCAAAATAGTTAATAAGCAAATCAATAAAGAATAGAGGTGTTATAAATGCAAGGAATATTTATAATTCTTTTTTTTATTATCTTAGGTTTTTTGGTGAAATGGGAAAAGATTTGTATCATTGGTTTTGGAAAGGTGATAGATAAATGAATATATGGAATTATCACGATACAAAAATGCAAGAATTAAAACAACTATATAATAAAACATCAAAACAAACTCAAAACAGACTTCAAGAACTATTTGATACATTTAATTTTACAACAGAAAACATCTATAATATTGCAGATAATAAAACTAAGAAAAGAATAAATACATATATAGAACAATGGAAAGAACAAGGCTTATTAAAGAATAATAACTATTTTACTGTATTAGCAAACAATATTTATAAAAGAACAAGGGTAAAGAACAGTGAAATACTAGAATTATTAATTTATAGTGCGTATATAGAAGAACAAAACAAATTAGAAGAGCAAGAAACACAAATAATGTATGAAGATGCTAATTATTACTATGAAGAACGGACAAAAAGAAGTAAATAAAAAGAAAAAGCCATCAATATTAGCGATGGCTTTATTTCTTGCATTATTAGACCAACCAAATTATAGTGGATTTAATTGGAAACAATACATTGAAGCAACAATGCAGTATAATGCACAACAAATATATAAACAATTAATTTTAAATATACAACAACAAAAAGGCCTAGAAATCGATTCTAGTGAGTTTCAGATAATAATAAATAGACAAAATAATCAAAAACTTAATATAAATAATGGCAAAATATCAGGTGCAGCAGATTTACAAATGATTGGCTTAAATAATCTAGCAAAAGTAGAAGGAATAAAAGAAGTAACGAAAGATAATTCAAAAGTTAGATTTATTGCAGTAGAAGATGATAAAACAACTTTAATGTGTGATAGTTTAAATAATCAAGAGTTTTATATTAACAAAGAAAATGTATTTGATAGATATTATGGTGAGACACAAAAAGAATTAACAGTACAAAGAATTAGATGCAATGGATTAGTACTAGGCTTAAATCTCCCACCAATACAACATCACTTTCACTATTGTAGAAGTACAATTGTGTATAATTCTAATAATGAGCATATTGAGTTAGAAACAGAAAAACAATTTAATATATTTGATACAAAATTTGAAAAAGATATAAAAGAAAAATACAATATTAAAAAAATGAATACAAGGCATATAGATAAAGAAGTTTTAAAAGAATTATTAAACAATATGAGTAGAGTATATAATGATTTTCCAAATATAAGAGGAAAGATTAAAGAAATAAAAGAAATAGACCATCCAAATGGTGGACTAGCAGTAGAATTACAAAAAGATGGAACATATGTAATGTATATAAATAAAAATAAATTTTATAATGGTAAAGTTCCAAAACAATTATATGAAATGGATGTTAAGAAGCATTTTCATCCTAATAACACAACTTATAAAGATATGTCAATACATGAAATAGGACATATAGCAGTAACAGAAATAATAAAAAAATTAAATCATAACAATAATAATGCAATAGTTTTTGATAGCGAAAATAATATAACAGTAAATAAAATATTAAATAAAGCCTTGAATAAAATAGGTGTTAATGATATAAAAGAAAAAGATTTACTAATAAGAAATATTTCAGGTTATGCTTATAAAAAACAAGGACAAGAAATAATAGCTGAAGCTTTTGCAGATTATTATGCTAATAAACAAAATGCTTCATTATTAAGCAAAAACATAATAGAAGTTATGAAAGGGATGATTTAATATGATGCCTATGGAACACCCTTGGACGGATTGGCAAATAGATACACTAGGAGAAGAAAAACCATGGAAATGGAAAGAAAATACACCAAAGAAAATCATAGAAGAATATGAAGAATGGGAAAAATATTACAATGAAATGATGAGAATCAAATTTTAGCACTTACTTTAAAAAGTAGGTGCTTTTATTATGGAAAGAAGGTTAAAAAATGATACAAGAAAAAAAGCCAATAAAAGTAATGGAAAAATATATTATAGAAGAAGGTGACACGTTAGAAATAAAAAGCGACGGTGGAATAACTAATATATTAATAAATGAAAATAAAATAGAATTTGTAACCGAAGTGAAATTTACACAGAAAGTAAGTGAAAAACCTGTAATAGAGATAGAAAGATTTTTCATTTCCAAGGATAAGGAGGAAAAATAATATGTATATAAATCCATTTTGGTGTGGAGTAATAGCCACAATATTAACAGAATTAACAGGAATAATAGGATATGCAATATATCTTAATATTAAAGAAAAAAATAAATAAGTTATTAACATTTAAAAATTATATAAGTATATAGTGGCGGAAAAGACACCGACAAGGTGGAAAATAGTAGACGCTAGGTTAAAATACATCAACTTTCTGCAGGAAGTATGTAGCCGAGAAGAGAAACTTTCATGTTAGGTGCAAATCCTAACCTATATACCAATTTAAAGAGCCAAGTCGACAGGTTCTTATTTTTATGCCCTAGATATGGCTTTAAACTGTCTATTTTTGTTTGGTTAGACTTCCGTAAAAAGTCAAAATAGTTTGGTTATAACACCGTAAAAGTTAAGGAGGAAATGGTTATGGAAAATAACGAAGAAACAAAAACAAATATGGAATCTACTGCCGAGAGTGTAGAAAAAGTCGAAACATCAAAAGTAGAAGAAAACAAAGAAAAAACTTTTACAAGAGATGAAGTAAACAAAATGATTAATGCTGAAAAGCAAAAAGAAAGACAAGCAATTTTAGAAGAAATGGAAGCAAAAAAAGCAGAGGCTGACAAACTTGCAAAAATGGACGAGGACCAAAAAAAGTCTTATGAATTAGAGCAAGAAAGAGCAAGAGCAAATAAGGCTGAAAATGAACTAAATGCTTATAGACTAAAAGACGAAACAATTCGTCAAGCAAGTCAAAGAGGTATCTCATTAGGATACATAGAAACTATTGATTTTTCAAGAGAAACTGCTGAAAGTATCAATTCAAAATTAGATATATTTGAAAAAGTATCAAAAGCAGACAGAGAAAAAGCAATAAATGAGTATTCTAAAGAACCTGCTCCTCAAACAGGAGATTCAATTGAAGGTTCTAAACCAGAAAGTCAAATGACTTATGAAGAACTTTGCAAATTATCAAAATATAAAAATTAAAAGAAAGAAGGTATAAAAAATGGCAGATTTTACAAGTACAGGAACATTTAACAAGAAATATTTTAATGAAAGAGCATTCGGTGCTTATTGTGACACAATTCCACAAGAAAGATTAAATTTATTAATAAAATCAGGAGTATTACAAGGAAACAATAGAATAAGAGAAATGTTTGCATCACAAACTGGTGCTGAATATGGAATAATTCCAATGATAGGAAGATTAAAAGGCAAACCAGTAAACTATGATGGGAAAACAAAATATGATGAAGGAAAAACATTATCAACATATAAACAAGGTGTTGTTGTTATTGGTAGAAAAGACAAGTTTTATGAAGATGACTTTACATATGATGTAACATCTAAAAAAGACTTTATGAGTCAAGTTGCAGACCAACTAGGAGATTACTGGGATAGTGCATGGGAAGATGTATTATTAATCATAACAAAAGCATTATTCTCAATGAAATCAGATGCAGGTAAAGTTTTTGCTTCAAAACACACATATGATATATCTGGAGAAACTGAGTCATCAGTAGCTGAAACAACATTAAATACAGCGTTACAAAAAGCATGTGGAGATAGAAGAAGAAACTTCAAACTAGCAGTAGCAAACTCTGTAATAGTAACAAATCTAGAAGGTAAAAAATTAGTAACAAACCTAAGATATAATGACCCAAATGGAATCGAAAGAGAACTAAATGTTTATACATGGAATGGAAAATTATTAATTGAATATGACGAAATAACAGAAGAAGAGGGAGACCCAATATATGCAAAAACTTCTGATAAAACTTTAACAGAAGGAAAAACATATTATACAAAAAGCGGAACAACTTATACAGCAGTTGCAGAACCTTCTGTTGAAAATATTGGAAACTATTATGAAGTTTCAGGATATGGAGATTCTAAATATGTTACTTATGTTTTCGGTAAAGGTGCATTTGACTATGAAGACTTAGGAGCAAAAGTACCTCATGAAATGTATAGAGATGCTGATGCTGATAAAGATTACTTATATGAAAGACAAAGAAAAGTAATGGCTCCTCATGGTGTTAGTTACTTAATGAAAAATCAAGCAACAGATTCACCAACAGATGAAGAATTAGCAGATGGAGCAAACTGGGATTTAGTAGTAGGTTCTGATGGAAATACATATAACCATAAAGAAATTGCTATAGCAAGAATAATCTCAAAAGGATAGAAAGGAAGGCAATAGATGTTAGAACAAATAAAACAAAGATTAGGAGCAAATTATATTGAAGATACAGATAATATAATACAAGACATCATAGCAGATATGACTTCTATTGCCTGTGATGCTTCTAATCGTAAAGAAACTGATAATAAATTATTTCCATACATAAAAAAAGCCGTTATATCTGAATATAATGCCAGAGGTTCAGAAGGACTATTAAGTCGAAACGAAGGTTCTATTTCTAGTTCATTTAATGATATAGAAAAGAAATTACGAATAGATGTTGCTTCGATAAGGATATTTAAGTAATGTTATTACGAGATTTAACAAAAGTATATATATCCAAATATGAAGAAATAGAAGACCACGGCGAGAGTGATAAAGTATGGAAATATAAAGGACAGGCTTGGCTAAATATGCAACAAGATGTCAACGAGTTAGATAGAAAGTCTACTGGTGAAGTGGATTATAGTACATATAAAGGTCGTACGAATAGAAATTATGATATACAAAAAGGTAATGGAATATCATTTGAAGATATCTCAAAATTAGAGAAGTTTATTCCGGAGTATAGAGTACTGGACAAAAATAAAATAGGAAGTACTTATGTATATAGAATGGAGAAAATACAATGATAAATTTCAATTGTAATATAAAAGTAAAACATAATTTTAAAAATATAGATGCTATAATTCAAAAATTACCACAAACTGCAAAAATAATAACAGAAGATGTATTAAAAAACATTAGAGGTTATGCTATAAGGTTGGAAAAACGGCCATAATGAAGAAGGTATATTAGTTGAAATGATTGATATGTCTACTAAAGAAGTGAAGGGGCGTGTATATACAGACAAAGATAAGTTCCCTTGGGCTATGTTTGAACATTTCGGTACAGGAGATTTTAGAGAACTACCTCCAGTAGGAACTACAAAACATTTCTTGGAAACAGGAGGAAGTCAGTGGTTCATTCCCGTCTCAAAGGCTGAAAAAGAATTGCGTTATCCAATTATTGAAATAAATGGCATGCAATTTTATGTAGCAAGAGGTGTTCGCGCTAACCACTTTCTTACCGATAGCGAGTTTTATACTAGAGAAAAAAATAAGGAAATTTTAGTAAAAGAACTCAATCAAATGTTTAGAGATATTTGTAAATGAAAATAAAAAACAGGAGGCCTGATTAATGAAAGAAATTTGGAAGGATATTAATATAGATGGCTTAAAAGGAAAATATCAAGTTAGCAATTTAGGAAATATAAAAAGCCTAAAAAGAAATATTAATATGAAATTAGTACATGATAAAGATGGATATCCAACTATATTTCTTTGGAGATATAAAAGAAAAGTACATATTATAGTTCATAGAATGGTGGCACAAGCATTTATACCTAATCCAGAGAACTTACCACAAGTAAATCATAAAGATGGCAATAAATCCAACAATAATGTTGAAAATTTAGAATGGGTTACTTGTTCGGAAAATGTAAAACATGCATATAAGACAGGACTTAATAAACAAAGGTATGGAAGTGAAAATCAGCTTTCTAGAAAAATAATTCAATATGATATTAATATGAATAAAATTGCAGAATATGAAGGAATTAGAGAAGCGGAAAGAAAAACAGGATACGATAATGGATATATTTCTGCTTGTTGTTTAGGAAAATATAAAAAGGCCTATGGATATATATGGAAATATAAAGAGGAACAGAAATGTTCTTCTTTTTTTGGAGGTATGTAAGTAATGAAAGATTTAAGCGAATTAGAGTTTAGCGATTTAGTATATGAAAAACTAGAATCATTAAAATATAAACAAATATTAACAAATCCAACGACAACAAGTAAATTTCCTTGCTTGGAATTGCATACGCCTTTAAAGTCAGTAAATAAAACTGAAAATGCATTTCCAATACTTTCTACATTTCAAATATCAATAACTTGTTGGAATGAAAAACAACGCCAAGCAATGAAAATGGCAGATGAAGTTGATAAAAAACTTCAAGAATTTAATTTTACAAGGACAAATACCAGTCCTGCAGTATATGATCAAATACTGCAAAAATACGGTATAACAATAACATTTGAGGTTTGTTATAATTCTATAACAACTTCTTTTAATTTTATAAAATAGGAGGAATTTAAAATGGATCCAAAAACAAGTACAATGACAAAACTATTTCATGCTGATACATTAGAAGATTTAAAATCAGCAGGAAAAAGAAAACAAATAGCTTTTGTACAAAGCATACCAGAATTTTTAAAAGCACCAGAAGGAATAACATATAGTGCTTTAGACATTCCAGATGAAAGACAAGCAGAAGGAAGACAAAAAGCAGAAAATCTAGAAATAGAAATATTATTTAAAGAAGACCAATATGATGAATTAAAAGCTGTACAAACAGCAAAAACAAATGGTTATTGGGCAATTCAATTACCAGAAAGTACATCAGAAGCTGGTAAACCATTAACATGGTACTTTACAGGTACATGTTATATTGGAATGAGTGAAATAGCTATAGATGATATGCTAAAATCAAAATTAACAATTTATAGAAGCTCAGAAATAACAGAAAGCAAAGGATTTCCCACAGAATAGTTCTACATTAAGTGCTAGGAGTAGAACAAAGAAAGTTACTAGCACAATAGAAGAAAATACAGAGGAGGCAGAATAAGCCTTCTCTCTTTTGCAAAGGAGAGAATTAAAAATGATTATAGAAACAAAAAATAAAACAATAAATTTAGTACTAAAAACAAGAAAAATAGTAGACATAGCTAATCTACTAAAAAATAAAAATTTTGAAGAAGCATTTACAAAAGCATATGCAATATGCGATAGAGAAGCTTTATCAAAAATAATATTTAAATTAGCAGAAAATGAAGATGGTAAAAGTGTATTCGTATCATCAGATGAAGTGTACGACTTTATGGACGAATGCAGAATAGAAGGAATAACAGCAAATGATTTATATGGAAAGATTGCAGAGGCATTGAATGAAGAGGGTTTTTTCAAAAAGAAAATGAACAAGAAAGAATTAAAAGAAATGACATCAAATCCTTTATCAACAATGAATATGAACGATTTAGTTCAAAAATCAGCAGAAAATGCAATGAGCAAAATAGCAGAGAAACAATTTCAAGAACAGGAATTTCAAGGCTACGAGGCTTAAATGATATAGTAGAAAAAATAAAAGAGGCTCATAATTTAGTTGAATTAATATATTCAATAGAGTCTCTAGCTTATTATTTTGACATAAAACCGTATGAGTTTTGGAATAGTAGATATTCAGAAATAAATGCATATTGTCAAACACACCTTATAAAAATAATAGATGATTTAAAGCGTGAAATTAATTTACAAGAAGCGGTAACAAATAAACTTATAAGAGCAGATAGTATGAGTAGAAATCCTAAAATAATACCAATTAGAGATAATTACAAAGAATTATTCAAGGAAGAAGAACAACAAACTCAATCTCCTGAAGAAATTATAAGAAGAATGAGAGGTATAATGAAAGCAGAAAAAAATTAAAAAAATATACTTTTCGACAAAATTCGACTTGAAATTCTAACTAAAAGTGATATAATCTTTTTATAATATGTAGAAGGAGAATAATCATGAATGTAGAGGATTTTGTAAAAAATAACAAAACTTATGATTTTTTTAATAAGGGAGCTATAAAGAAAACACAAGCTTTAATTGAAGAAAACGAAGAGTTGTTGTATGCACTAGTAACTAATGTATCAATAAATAAAAATAATAATACAAGTTTTGAAAACCAAAATCAAATATTTGGAGGAGCTTTACAAATTAAAGATGTCTTAAGTGGGGTAATTGCTATAACGGATAAAAGAATTATTTTTTGTAATTCAACATTAGGAACAGTAAATGAAAAACAAATATTAGTGAAGGATATCCAATCAATAGATGAACATATAAGTGGTTTTACAAAAACAGGAGAATTAAGAATAAATGGAATAACAGAAAATTTTGTAATAAAAATATTCAAAAAAGAATTGAGTAAAGAATTAAAAGAAGCAATAAATAAAGCAAGAAATCTTGAAGAAAATGTGAAAAAGGATATTCAGATAAAGTCAAATGCAGATGAAATAAGAAAATATAAAGAACTATTAGATGATGGAATAATAACTCAAGAAGAATTTGAAATAAAAAAACAACAATTATTGAAATAGAAAGGTTAATTTAAAATGTTCCAATTGATATGGTTATTAATATGCTTACCGTTTTACATTATGTATATATCTATAGAAATAAGTGTTTATGCATTTATTTTTATTATAGAAATAATAAGTGGTATAATCAAATGTTTTTTACCAGAAGAAAAAAATCAAAAACGGATATAAAGGAGTAAATATAAAATCAAAAATTAATAAAATAAATCAAAATAAATTGAATATTTCTAAAGATTATAATGATGAATATAATTGTAATGTTGATAATTATTACGAAAAATTATACTATTATGATAAACATAAAAATATAGATTTTGCAATACCAAAGAATGAATATATATTATCTCCAATAACAGATACAGAACTTAAAGTTACAGTTGAGAAAATACAAGAATTGTATAGTGGATTGGGATTTAAGGTTAAAGTTATAGATATTGTAAAGAAAAAATATATAACTGAATATGAAGTAATATTTTCAAGGAATATTACTCAATCTGATATTTTGTCTGTATCAGATAAAATAATAGAGGAATTTCAAATTGATGGAATAAAAATCGTCAGAAATTCTAAAAAAGAAAATAGAATATATATACAAATACCATTAAAATACGAAGAAACACTTACTTAGATAGGTGTTTTTTATTTTGTTGAAAATTTTAAAATACCTCTTGACAAATGTATCTTGCTACTGTATAATGGTTGCAAGATACAGAAAGGGGGCATTAAAATAGACGGTAATAGAAGTAGAGCTGAATATTTTAGAGAAAGAAGAAAAACAAGAAAAAATTTCAATGTATTACTTCCAGAAGATAAGTATAATATTATAGACAAAACATTGAAAGAAAAAAATAAAACTAAAACAGAATGGCTCATAGAAAAAATAGATGAAGAAACAAAAAAGTAGAGATAATTTGCTAGGTTTTGGCGAACACACAAATTATCTCACAAGTAGAAATTTTAGTTCCTACAAATATATTGTATCACAGTAGGACTGAAATTTCAATACAAAATTGAAAGGAAGGTCTTTTTATTATGGCAAAATTAAAAATTGTTTATAAAACAAAAGAAATGTTTCATTGTGAAGAAACAGAAATGAGAATGAGTTTTGTTAAACCTATAGCAGAACTATGGGTCGGAACAAAAGAAAAAGAAAAACTAGAAAAGTTGGTTAAATGGATAGAAAATGATTTAAGAAAGAGAACTTGGCTAGGCAAAGAAGAAAAACTAGAAATAAGTAAATTTGATAAGTACGTTATTGAATATGAAAGTCAAATAAACAAAAGAATTGATTCAAAAGTTTATAATATTTGCAAAAATGCTTATCAATTAGTTGAAGAAGGCAAAACAACTTGGGAACAATTAATTAAAATTATTGAGAAAACAAAATGTATGTAATTAATACTATAAAAGGAGGAAAAAGTATAATGAATGAATTACAAATATTTAAAAATGAAGAATTTGGAGAAATTAGAAGTTTAGAAATAAACAATGAACCATATTTTGTAGGAAAAGAAATTGCTACAATATTAGGTTATAAAAATGGCAGTAGAGATGTGAGCAGACATGTAGAGGAAGAAGATAGAGCTGTGGTACCGATTCGGTACTTCAGGTCAAAACAGAGATACAATAATGATAAATGAAAGTGGTTTATATAGTTTAATAATGTCAAGCAAATTACCAAGTGCTAAAAAGTTCAAAAGATGGGTAACAAGTGAAGTATTACCAAGCATAAGAAAAACAGGAGGATACATAGCAGGCGAAGAAAATATGAATGAGGACGAGTTGATTTTAAAGGCTATGAATGTATTAAATGCAAAAGTTGAAAAACTAAGAAATGAAAATAGAAATTTACTTGCAGAGAATGATAAAAAAGACCAACTTATTGGAGAATTAAAACCAAAAGCAGATTATACAGATAGAATTTTGCAATGTGATGATTTAACTAAAGTAAATGTAATTGCATGTGATTATGGATTTACAGCACCTGAATTTAATAAGATGTTAAAGAAATTCAGCATTCAATATAAAGAAGGTACTAGTTGGCTATTATATAAGAAATATAGAGGGAAAGGATACACACAAACAAAGACATTTGAATTTACACATTCAAATGGAACTCAAGGAAGTAGAACTAGTATGATGTGGACACAAAAAGGAAGACTATTCTTATATGAGTTTCTAAAGGCAAAAGGAATACTTCCAAGAATGGAAGAAGAACAAATATCAATATATTAGCAATAGAGCATCAGTTAAACTGGTGCTTTTTATAATGAAAATATGGAAGGAGGAATAACAATGACAGTAGAAGAAATTGAGATAATTGTAACTGCAAAAGTAGAAGAAGCATTGAAAGAATTTGAAAAAATGTTACCTGCAATAAAAGAAAAAATGAAACAGGTTCAAGAAGCTTTTTCAAAAGTAGACACAAAGACAATGACTAGCAAATTACATCAAGCAGTTAATTTTATGAAAAAGAAAATGCAGGATTTAAAAAAGAGTTCTGAAAACAACGAAATAGCAATTAAAGTAAATAATAAAGATGCACAAAAACAAATATCTCAAGTACAAAAACAAATAGATAGTTTACAAGAAAAAATAAATGCTCGACAAATGAAATTAAACGTAATAAATCCTCAGATTGATAAAATTGTGGATGATACTAGAAAAAGTGTAACGCCAGAAGGAATAAATCCTAATGATAAAGCAATGGATACAACAGTTGATAATGCATTGGGAACAAATAAAGATTTTGTATCATTAAATAGTCAGGCACAAAAATTATATACGGAAATAGAGATGTATAATACTCAGTTAAGTGAAGCAAAAAATAAAATTACACAATTAAATCAAGAAACAAACAAGACAGCAACTACTCAAAATAAATTGGGTAGCTTTTTTGAAGCATTTAAACAAAAAATAGAACAAGTAAAACCTAGTATATCTAATATAAATAGTAGTTTTAAAGAATTACCAAAAATAACTCAAAATATTACAAACAACATAAAAGGAATGAGTACGGGTGTTAGAAATGGTCTAGGACATATTTTAAAATATGCAGGTGCTTTATTCTCAATGCAATCAGTATATTCAGCATTGAGTGGAGCAGCACATACATGGTTATCAAGTCAAAATGCAGAAGCAAAACAATTAAATGCAAATATCGAGTATATGAAATACAGTGTGCGGAAGTGCATTAGCGCCTGTAATACAATTTGCAACAAACTGTGTATATCAATTATTAAAGGCAGTTCAATCTGTAGTTTATGCTTTATTTAAAGTAAATATATTTGCTAAAGCAAGTGCATCTGCTTTCAAAAATGCACAAAAGCAAGCCAAAAATACAAGTAAGCAGTTATCAAATGTTCATAATGAAATAAATAATGTTGGAGACCATAATAGTAATACAAGTCCTAATATCGGAGATATGTCAAAAATAGATAGCCAAATGTCACCATTAGCACAAAAATTGTATGATTTTTTTAAACCGCTTGTTGACTCATGGAATAAGTACGGACCTGCTTTAGTAGAACAAATAAAGACAACAGCAGGACAAGTAACAGGGTTAATATCAGCAGTATGGGGAAGTTTTGAGAAAATAATTACAAATGGGACTGTATACAAATCATTAGAATTAATTTTAGCAATCATAGGAAATATAGCGGAGGCATTTGCAAATGCTTGGAATTATAATGGAAATGGAGATGCAATAGTACAAAATTTAGCAAATGCATTTAATAATCTATTGACAGCAATAAACAATGTAGTGCAAAGTGAAGGATTCCAAAATTGGTTAAATAACTGTTCAGATAAATTTAGAATAATATCAGAAAAAATAGCAAGTATTAATTGGCAACCATTAATTGACGCATTAGCAAGAATAGGTGAAAATATAGGAACTATAGCTTTAAATATATTAAGTGGATTAGTTGATATATTTAAGTGGTTTGTAGAGCATCCAACAGTAGGTGAAATTATATTAGGAATTGCAATAGCAATAAAAACATTAAGTACAGCTTTAAAATTAATTAAAAATGTTTCAAAATTCATAGAAAGTATAAAATCAATAGGTAAGATTTGCACTGAAGTTGGTAAGGGAATATTGACAACAATAAAAGTTATAATACCTAAAATAGAAACTGCAATAAAAACTATAAAAAGTATTTTAACAGGAACAGCAGGAGGAGTAATACTTATTATAGCAGGAATTGTAACAGCAGTAACTAATTTTGTTAGTATGTTAAAAGATGGCTTTAGTTGGATAAAAGAAATGCTTATGATTATAGGTATAGCATTAGTAGCAGTAGGTGCAATTATTTTGGGAGCACCAGCATTAATCACTGCAGTTATAGCAGGAATTGTAGCAGCAATAGCAACACTTGTAGTACTGATAAAACAACATTGGGAAGATATAAAGGAATTTTTCAGTAAACTAGGTCAAAATATATGCGATACATTTTCAAACATAGGACAATGGATTGGAGATAGATTTAATGAAGCAAAAGATGCAGTAATGAATGCCTTTCAAAATATAGGTCAATGGTTTTCCGACAGAAAGAATGATATATGTAATGCATTTAGTAATATAGGGAACTGGTTTTCTGACAAATTCAACAATGCTGTGCAAGGGATAAAAAATGCATTTAGTTCAGTAAAAACATTCTTTAGTGGAGTATGGCAAGGAATTTGTGGAGTATTTGGAAATGTTGCTAATTGGTTTAGAGATAAATTTAGTCAAGCATGGCAAGCAGTAAAAAATGTATTTAGTACAGGTGGAAGAATATTTGATGGTATAAAAGAAGGAATATTAAGTGGATTAAAATCAATAGTAAATGCAATTATATATGGAATTAACAAAGTAATACGTATACCATTTACTGGTTTAAATACAGTATTAAGAAACATAAGAAATGCAGAAATAATGGGATTAAGACCATTTAGTTGGATAGGTACAATAAGTGTACCACAGATACCAAGACTTGCTAAAGGTGGTGTATTAACAGAAGCAACAACAGTATTAGCAGGTGAATATTCAGGAGCCAAAACAAACCCAGAAATTGTTACGCCGCAGAACATAATGAGGGATACATTTGAAGATGTATTGTCTAATTATAGTGGAAACAACAATGACAGACCAATATACCTAACAGTTAATGTAGGAAATGAAAAATTAGGACAAATATTACTAGATAATTTAAGAGACAAGAAAAGAAGAACAGGAAAAGACATAGAAGCTTTAGTAGGAGGGTAGATTATGTTATGGAAATTAAATGGTAAATTAATGAAAACACCAAGTACATATAAAGACAATATAGAAGATACAGACAATGACAGTTATACATCAAAAGTAACAGGAGCATTAATAGATAACCCAATTGCAATTCGGAATGCTAAAGCTTGAAATGTCATGGGATTACTTATCAGAAGATGAAGCAGAAGAACTTTTACAAGCAACATACCAAAATCCGATGATAGTTACAGTAAAATGCCCTAGCGTACAAGGTGGTATGCTAGAAAATGCCAAATTCAGAGTAAGTAAAAGAACAAGTGAAATGCATAAAACAGGTAATGATGAAGACACTTCCAAATCAAAATGGAAAGTGTCTTTTAATTTGATGCAAAAGGAATTAACAGCACAGCAAAAAGCAACAGTAAATAAAGCAAAGGGGTTGAGTTAATGTACAAAACAAGTAAAAAATGGAAACAAAATATATATGAAAACCCAGTTTGTGCAATGAATATCTATATAGATGATGTATTAATAAATCCCGATTATATACTTGATTTTAAAAAGGGTGGAAATGCATTTGAAGAAGAATTTTGTTTAGGTGGTACACCAAGCCAACATATTGAAATGAAACTATATAAAGATAAAATGCCAAAAACTTTTTCAAAAATAAGAGTAGAATATGGCATTTTAATCAATCATGCATTAACAGTAGCAGAAGTAAATGAAATGTTAGTAGGAACATTGAATGGAATACCAATTAAAAGTTTAAGTAGTAATGATAGTAGTTTCGAAATGATACCTATACGGAATATACAATGTAGATGATTACACAGACAATGATGATAATACAATAACAATAAAAGCACTAGATAATATGATTAAATTTGAATTTAATTACGATGGTAGTGAATTAATATCAAAAGGTGAAGCAACTCTTTTACAAGTTGCACAAGATATCTGTAATAAAGCAGGAGTAGAATTGGGTTCTACTTCTTTTTTAAATTCAGATAAAAAGGTCTCTGTATATGACAATACTGTAACTGCAAGAGAGTATATAAGTTATATTGCAGAGAGTGCTGGTTGTTTTGCGTGTATTGATAGAGAAGGAAAATTATGTTTTAGAGAATTTTATCAAGATGAAACAGAAATTTCACTTGAAATGTTTGGAGAATATAAATGGGGTGAAGAATTTAAAATTTCAAAAGTATCATATGAAGATGGCGTTAGAAGTTTTAAATTTGGAGACAACACAAGAAATAATCTTTGGATAAATCAAGAAAATATGTACATTGTTGACGAAGACCAAATTCAAAAAATTTATAACAAAATAAAAGACTTAACAGTAAATACATTTGAAGGAAAAGTAATAATAGATCCTGCTATAGACATTGGAGACAAAATATTTATAAATGGTAAAAATGTTATTTATCAAGGTGAAATGTCATTAGAAGGAAGATTTATTGCACAAATATCAAGCAAGATTCAAATAAAACAAAAAGAAGAAACGACAGTAAAAAAGGAAAGCCAAAAGGTTGTAAATAGAAGAGTTCAAAGCAGAATAAATCAAGCAGAAGGAAAGATACAACAGTTAGTCGAAGAAACATCAGAAAATTCCAAAAAAATAACAAAACATGAACAGGATATAAACGGAATAACTCAAAGTGTAAGTGAAGTAAAAACAGAAGTAAAAACAGTAGATGGTAAGGCCGATAAAGCACAAACTACAGCAGATACTGCGAAAAGCACGGCGGAGACTGCAAAAAGTACAGCTGATAGCACAAATAAAAATTTAAGTAATAATTATTATACAAAAACACAAACAGAAAATAAAATAACTCAAACAGCAGAAAGTACAATAAGTGAAGTAAGTAAAACATATTCAACAAAAACAGAAACATCAAATGCTAAACAAGAAGCAATAAAAAGTGCAAATTCTAATACAGATGACAAGTTAAAAGGTTATACAGAAACAAGTAAACTTGGCACGGCAATAGAACAAAACTATGAACATGTAAAAGTTGCTTGGAATCAAATATCAGATTTTATTCAAATGATGATAATAAACAATAATGCAAGTTTGGCAATATTGGACAAAGACAAAAAGGTAATGATGGCATTGGATAAGACGGGACAACATTTTTACAAAGAAGATGGAACTGAATTTGGAGAAATGGGTGTAAATGCAATTGATAATCAAAATTATATAAGTTTTGGAGTATCAGGAGAATATGATAAAGAAATATCTGATGGTATGGCTTGGGGAATAACAACAAAAAGTGATGGAAAGTTTTGGCCAATTTTGTATTTAAAAAATTTCTCTATGGGGTCTAAAAATAGTGATAGTTCATCTGGAGAATTAGTATTAAATAATTGTAATTTAGTATTAGACGGATTAGGAACAGGTATACAAACTAGTGATATAAGAATTTATGGAGACCCAGCAGGCCGTGTTTTATATTTTCACGGCGAAACAGATGATAAATATTTTATGCAGATTATTTCACATGGAGCATATTTAAGTGATATGCAACTAAAGTACAAAAATGAAATGAATATATTAAATGACTTAATAGTAACAGAATATGAAGATTCAAAAGAAATAATGATATTTGATAAGATAAAATTTTTTAGAAATGTAGCAGGAAGTAATACTCTTAAAATCGGCGATAGTAACGAAAATTATTGTATGCTTGTAGATGACGGAAGTATAAGTTGTTCAGGGGATTTAATGGCTGGAGATTATATTCATGGCTCTGGTGTTTTATATATAGAAAATGAAATTTCTAGTAAAATAATAAAATGTTGGGAACATATTTATTGCAATAATGGTGTAGAAAGTTTTTCAACATTAGAGAAGAAAAAAAATATAAAGAAATATGATAAAAGTGGACTAGATGAGGTACTAAACACAGATATATATTATTTCAACTATAAAGAAGATGAAAACAATGCAAAAAGTAGAGTAGGTACGATAATTGGAGAAGGATATAATTGTTCAAAAGATATCATAAGTCAAACTGGGGAGAGCATAAGTGATTATTCAATGATATCAGTAGCATATAAAGCAATACAAGAACAACAAGAACAAATTGAAAAATTACAAGCAAAAGACAAACAAAAAGATGAATTAATACAAAGTTTAATACAAAGAATAGAAACTCTTGAAAAGGAGGTAAATAAATGAGTGAAACTGATTTTTTAAAGTTAAAAAAACACGATAATGTAGAGACAAATACAGAAAAGTTTGATATAGAAAATTACTTAAATGGAAACTGGGATAAGATAGACAAAAATGTGGGCGAAGTTAACACAGACATATCAAACATAAACTCAAAGAATAAAGAACAAGATACAAATATAGAACAACTACAAGAAAACACAAAAACATCAAGTAATAAAATAACAGAACTAGAAAAAGAGTTAAAAGAAGCCCAAGAAGACTTTTATCAAAATTCAATACGAGGACAAGCAAGCGGAGAATACATACACGTAGAAGACAGTAGCAACTGCAGAGCAAGAATTGGAATAAGTGGAAATCATGAGCAGGAGATGAGAAGTGGAAAGAACTATCTAAATACACTTGCTAAGTACAAAGCAGGAGAAAAAGTGACAGTAGATGGAATTACATATATATTTAATGAAGATGGCTCAATAACTTGCAATGGAACTGCAGATACAGATATTATATTTAATTTTAGTACATTAAATTTGCAAAAAATAGATGGAACTAGTAAAAAGCTAGTAGCATCAATAAATGGAGAATACACTTATACAAAAGCAGTTACATTTATTGCATATGATAAAAACTTTGGAAATACTAAATATGTAAATTTAACAGGTTCAAACAAGAATTATGAACAGGTATTAACTGATAATGTTGAATATGCTATTTTTAGAATTGTTATATATAAAGATACAATAATAAAAAATAGAACATTGTATTTGCAAATACTAGACAAATCAATATCTGATTTAACATACGAACAATACGGAGCAAGCCCATCACCAGACTACACAAGCCCAGTAGTGGCTGTTGGTAGTAATGTGAATGAGTTTGATATAGATACTGTGAAAGATGGATTTTTGAATGAAAAAACAGGTGAAATAATTTCAAACAATTCTTGGAAATGTTCAGATTTTATAGAAATATTAAACAAAACGTATACTTTCGGATGGGAGAGTAGTTCAGATTATTTTCAAGTAACAGTATGTTATTATGATGAAAATAAAAAATTTATATCAGGAAAGTCATATGGCCTTCGTGGTACATTTAATAATACATTTGAAGTTGTAAGCAATGCTAAGTATATGAAAATTGCTTATAGTGTATCAGTTAGCGGCGAAGTAGCAACAAGAGAAAAAATAAAATTAGAAAAAGGTAAAGTAGCCACACCGTACAGCAAATATGGGCAAGGTTGTGTAAAAGTAACAAAATGTAACAAGAATTTGTTTCCTTTACTAAAAAGTCAAAGCAAAGAAAACAAAGGAATAATATTTTCATATAATGCGGAGACACAAGAATTTAGAGCAAAAGGTACTACAACAGATACATCATTTTATACAACAGTGACATTTGAAGAATTGAAATATTTGAGTAAAGATAAAAAATATATATTAAGCATATCAAATCTTACACCAAAAAAATGTATGGTTGCATTAACAAAAATCAATGTAATAAATAATGGGATAATAAATCCTGAACAAAAACAAACAACAGTTGATAATTTAAATAAATATAAGCCAGATGGTTTTATGTTTTATGGACAAAATCTTGAAAAAGGAACAAAAATAGATTTTACATTTAAAGCACAAATAGAAGAAGGCTTAACAGAAACATCACTTACACAACACGAAGAACAATCATACATAATGCCGTTACAACAAGAAATGCTAGTAAATGACTATCTTGATTATGACAACGAAGAAGAAGTTCACATATGGGGAAAGAAAATATTAACAGGAGATGAAGGTTGGAGAATGCCAAGTTCCAACGATACGAATGCGGTTTTTACAAATTTATCTAATACAGACTTTTGTGATTTTAAAAGTGATACAGACGTACAATATTGTAATTATTTTAAATATAAAGGAATAGCGCAAGGATTTGCTGTGGCATTAAATAAAGGTGTAGGAATATATTCTTTTTATTCAGTTAATAAGTATGAATATTTTGTCGCACCAAAAGCAATAGCAAGCTCAGTGAATGAATGGAAAGTATGGTTAAAATCACAATATGATGCAGGAACACCAGTAGTTGTATACTATCAACTAGCAACACCAACAAGGCTAAAATTTACAGACGAACAAAAAGCAGTAGCAAAAGAACTAAACAACGCAAGAACATATAAAAACGTAACAAACATAACAACAGATAGTAAAGCAATACTAAGCTTAGACTATGTAAAAGACCAAGAAACACAAAATCAAAAAATGCAAAATGAAATAGACGAAATAAAGCAGTTATTAAGCACAACACAAACAAGTGCAATGCTATTAGATAACTTGCAAAAAGAAGTAGAAAGCGAGGTGGAATAAATGATAGTAGAATTATTAAAGAAACTAATAACAAAAAAATACTACAAAGAAAAAGCAGACATTGAAAACAAACTAAATGTATTTTACGCTATGAACAAAATCAGTGATGAAGAATATAGTGAATTAACATTACTTGTAGAAGATACATATGTAGAAGTTGAAGAAAACGAAAAAAATATAGAAGCTACAGAAGTAGCAGAATAGGAGTAAAAAATGAATGAAATAATGCAAAATATACATTTCACAAACCTTTGGTGGGCAATATTAGCACCAATGCTTTTAATAATAATTGATGTTTTGACAGGAGTTGTAATTGCTTGGAAAAACAATGATTTTAAAAGTGCAAAAATGAGAGCAGGACTATCTAAAAAATTTGGAGAACTAGTGTATGTGCTAGTAGGGATACTAACAAAATTTGCACTAGGAACAGAATTAATATTATATTTTACAGTAGGATACATATGTTTTATGGAAATATCTAGTTTAGCAGAGAATTGTGATAAATTAGGTGTAAAAATGCCAGACAAGTTAAAAGAAAAACTAAACAATGACAAGGGGGAATAATCATGGAAGAAGAAATTGTAGAAACAATGGAACTTGCAGAAAAAGATACAAGAGGTGAAGCAAATGAATAATATAGAAGAAAGACTATTAACAATAAATCCATATTCAAGAAGTGGAGAAAAACAAAATAAAATTGAAAAGATAGTAGTTCACTGGGTTGGAAATGCAGGAAGTTCTGCATTGGGCAATAGAAACTATTTTGAGAGTTTAGCAACATCACATAAGACATATGCTTCATCTCATTATATAATCGGTTTAAACGGTGAAATAATAAGATGTATACCAGAAAATGAAGTTGCTTTCCATAGTGGCAGTTATTCTATGAACAGAAAATCTATAGGAATAGAAGATTGCCATCCAGATTGGGACGGAAAGTTCAATGATAATACATATAATAGTTTAGTAGAATTATGTGCAGATATATGTAAAAGATATAATTTAGGTATAGATGCAATTATAAGACACTACGATGTGACTGGAAAAGAATGTCCAAGATATTATGTAAGAAATGAACAGGCTTGGATACAATTTAAGAATGATGTAGCAAATAAAATTGGACAAGCAACAACTAATGTTGCAGTACCAAAAGTTGAAGGGAGTGATGAACCCGTGAGAAGATATAAAAACGGTTCAACAAAAGAAATTATATATGCAGATACAAGTTTAACAAAAGTAATAGGAAGTTTATCACCATATGAAGAATGTGACTGTTTTGGAATATTTAATGGAAGACCAATGGTAAGATATAATGTTTCTGGAACAGGTAATTACAAGATAGGATTTGCTAAATGGACTGGTGGAGTTAGATAAAATTAAGAGGTAAGTTGATTAATTTCAATTTACCTCTTTTTTTCGTTTTATGGCTTAAAATCAAGGTATATAATTACATTAATCAAAAAATAAAACAGATTAAAAACGATTGTGATAGGCTTACTTTTGGCTTGAACTCAAGGAAAGTAAAAAGGGAATATCATAAAGATATTCCTAGAAAATGCTTATAAGCCAAAGTTTATTAATATTAATAAACAGATAATATATATATATCCAAAAAAATAAAAAATATTCATAAAATTAAAAGGAACTATGCATTTTGTTTGCATAGTTCAGAAATACTCTTATAGAGTCGTAGCCTTTCGGCAGATATAGTTAACACAAGGATTAACTATTGTTAAAATAATAATATCATTATAAATTTAAAAAGTCAACATTTTTTGCAAAAAAAGTTCATGAATTTTTATTAAAAAGTTTATAAATCTAGTTGTTTTTTTAATTTTTCATTTAATTCTTTAATTTTTTCTTCTTTTAATTTTCCTACTTTTATTCCTAATCTAGCTTTATCTATTGTCATAATATCTGATATTATAACTCTAGATGGATCTTTAGTTAAAACAGCACTTCCTTCTAAATCATCACTTGTTATTGGAACTTGGTATTTAGGATTTATTTTATTTCCATCACCTTCAATTGGTAAAACATTAACTTTATCAGCATGCATATTTTGAGAATAATTTTGCATGATTACAACTGGATGCATGCCAAAAAGTTCTTTTCCAACACCTACTGTGATAAAAGCATTATATATTTCACCTTTGGTAGGAACAACAGGATGAATTTTATTATAAGTATTATTTTTGGATAAAGAATATTCATATGAAATATAGTTCATTTTGCAAATAGATGGAATATCTCTAATAATATCTGATATCTTTCTCAAAGAGGTATTTTTAACATTTGATAAGATTCCACTAAACATAGATAATAAAACTGACTTATTATTTTCTTCTAAAGCTTTTAAATTATTATAGTTCAAATTTCTCACCCCCAATATAAAAAATATTATACTATCAATTAGAAAAATTTGCAATAAAAAGTCGAAAATTCTGTGGATAATTTTTTACGGACTGTGGATAACTTTGTAAAATAATGTAAATATTCGACATCGTTCGACAAACTAATTTTACATAATGTGTTATAATACATATGAGGTGATGAAATATGAACGAAGCATATAACAAATCACTACAAATGATGAAATATTTAAAAATAAGACTAACAAGAAAACAATATAGAGAATTAGCAAAAAGATTTAACTTGTTAAGTATACAGAGTTTGCAATTTATGTCAAAAAGAAGTTATGAAAGTATAATTACAAGTATACTAAAAGAAAAATAGTCCCGAATGGGACTTTTTTTGAATATTTTTTAAAATAATGTAAATAATATAAATATGATTAATTATTATGAAAAAAGTAAAAAAGAATTTATAAAATATATAAAAAAGAATCCGTATGTGACAAGAGAAGAATGGGACGAGTATGCTCATCAAAATTGCTTATTTAGTGCACTTACTTTGTGTTCTCATGAAATAACAGAAAATACATTAGAAATATTGCAAAAGCATAGTAAGAATGAGTTTGAATATTTAAAAGAAATGTTTATAATAATTCCAGATAAACGTTTTATAATTTTAAAAAATAAAATAAAGAGAATAATAAAATTAAAAAAAGAGGATAAGAAAACAAATGCAGCAAGATAATATAAAAAGAATAAGAAATTTAAGAAATAAATTACATGAAAGTATAAAAAAGAATGGATTAGATTCAGATAAAACTAGAAAAATAAGCGATGAAATTGATGTATTAATAAACGAATATTACAATAATATACAACAAATAAAATATCCCGCTGACAGTGAAATGAAAATATATTATGAACAATCTTATAAAATGTTAAAAATAGTCGTACAACAATTAGAAAGATTTCCGTCGGTGCAAGAATGGAATAAATTTGCAAAAGAAAATTGTTTACTAAGTAGTATGTCAATGCAATATATTTCAAAGCTTAACTGGAATTATTTAAGAGCTAAGGTTTTAAGAGAATTAAATATGGATATATAAAAAAATATAAAAAAATTTTTCCGCACAGTTACTGACTTTGCGGACTTTTTTGTCGAAAACGAGATTGGAAAACTTGACATTATTTTTCATTCATATAAAATAAGAAAGAAGAAGATAAGAGATTGCCGTCAACTATCTTCTTCTAACCACAAAAATTTCATACTTAAAAATAAGTACATATACAGTATAACTTCTTAAGTATGAAATGTCAAATTTTTATATGAAAGGAAGTTTTAACTATGAAAGATGTAGTAGAAAAAGAAGTAATTAATTTTGATGAAATTATATGTGAAAGAGTAGAAGAAAATATAAATTTATTTAATAAAGAAGAAATTGATATTATAATAAATAATAAAAATTTAGCAGAAAAATTATATTTGTTAGGAACATTAGATTGTAAATTTGCAAATTAATTATCATATAAAAAGTTGTCAAAATAGTTGTCAAAAAGCAATAATAGATTAGAAATCTCTTAGAGATAACTAATCTATATAATTTTTGACACTTTGATTACGAATCCGTTGCTCTACCAACTGAGCTATATTGGCGAAAACATTAACAAAAAAATTATAACACATGGAAAAATATTTTACAATAAAAATTGAATATATTTTTAAAATCTTACACCAAGTATGTCTCAAAAAATGGTTGCCATAACTGGTAAAATATGCTATACTAATAGTGTTAAGAAAATATATAATATAAAGAAAACGACAAAAGAAAGGCGGAAAAATTT